CCACCGGGTACCACCCCGGCATTTAGGACACCAACTAGTTTTCACCAGTCAGGGCAGACCGGACACCACTCCTATGCCTGCAAAACGGAGATTATCACCATGCTCCAGCAAATCCAACAGCTGCAGGCACTTGCGGCACTCCTGCTTCGCCAATTCAGCCCCAGTTACCGGCGCCAGAAAGCCCTAGTCAGTCGGACTCGTCTCGCCATCATGGAAGACCGGATGGATAGCTACCGGGTCCACTTGATTCATGCCCGGAACAAGCAATCGCCACGCTCGATCAATAGCACCATCAAGACGCTCCTTGAATGGCGCGCCGACAACCACAACTGGCAATTAAACAACCCGTGGAGAAGCCGTCATGAACACAGCTCTTAACCTCTACGCCCTACCCCATGCCTCCTCCGCTGACGCCTACGCCGACGAGCTGGGCCGCGAGCAGTTGGAAGCCGAAGCTATCCAGCTCTGCATTGACGACCGCGCAGCTGAGATCGAGAAGGCGCTGCTTTCCGGCGACACCTACAAAGGTCACAGCATCTTGTCTGTCCTGATCAACGCCGATGACCTCACGGCCTATCGCATGTCGATGTGCCTCTCGACAATGCTCAAGACTGCTAATCGCGGGATTGACTCAATTGCTGCAGCCCTGCTGGTTGGTTCGCTAGAAGCGGAGATCAAGGCGCAGGCCCGTCAGATTGCAACTGAGGAGATAGATGCATGAACGCGGCCATCCATCCCCTGGAGTTGGCCTCTATCGCCCCAGGCATCTACTACGACATTACCAACGAGCAGTATCACTCTGGGCCCGGCGTCAGCAAAAGCCAGCTCGATGATATAGCCGTTTCCCCCGCCACTTACATCTGGCGCAACAACGCCCCTGTTGATACCGAGAAGCTGCAGGCGCTCGACATGGGCACCGCCCTGCACTGCTTGCTGCTGGAGCCTGGTGAGTTTGATAGCCGATTTATTAAAGCCCCGGCATTCAACCGCCGGACCAACGCAGGCAAGGAGGAAGAAGCCGAGTTTCTGAAAAACTGCGCGGATACCGGCAAGACCGTCATCGAGTATGAAGACCACCGCAAGCTGATGCTGATGCGCGACAGCGTAATGGCCCATCCAGATGCCCGTTGGCTGCTTGAACAGGCAGGACACAGCGAGGCATCCATCTACTGGACAGATGATGAAACTGGCGAACTGTGCCGCTGCCGACCGGATAGAAAGCTGGAACAGTACCCAATCCTGCTCGATGTCAAAAAGGTGGACGACATGGGCCGATTCGAGCGCCACGTCGAGGAGTATCGCTACCACGTCCAGAACGCCATGTACTGCGATGGCTATGAACAAACCATCGGGGAGCGGCCTGAATTTCTCTTCATAGCTGTCAGCTCATCAATCGAGTGCGGACGTTATCCGGTTCGAGTCAGACCGCTGGAGCCAGACTGGATTGCCGCAGGCAGAGACCTGTACCGCCGCGATCTAAACACCTTTCATCAGTGCCGCATCAACAACGATTGGCACGACTTCAAACCCGCAATTCGCCCGGCATGGGCACGGAGAGCAGCATGAGCAACATAATCAACATCAAACAACAGGCAGCTGAAAACTTCGCCGCACAGTTCCCCATGCTGGCTCAGCGCGGGATTGATGAGCCAACATGGAATGCTCTCTGCAATACCATCTACCCGGGAGCCAATCCTGACTCAGTCGTCATGGCGATCGACTACTGCAAGGCGCGCGGATTTGACGTCATGCTCAAGCCTGTCCATCTGGTTCCAATGCAGGTCACCGATGCCCGCACCAAAGAGAAAGTCTGGCGCGACGTTCCCATGCCAGGGATTGGAATGTACCGCATCCAAGCTGACCGCTCCGGCAACTACTCGGGGGCAGACGAACCGGAGTTTGGCCCGGATGTTACCGAGGAATTCCCAGACCCCTACAACGCCTCTGTGAAGATCAAGGTTACATACCCGCAATGGTGCAAATACACCGTCTACAAGACGGTGAATGGCCAGCGAGTTGCATTCCACGCCCTCGAGCGCTGGAAGGAAAACTACGCCACCCAAAGCTCAAAGACTGAATGCCCCAATTCGATGTGGCGCAAACGCCCATACGGGCAATTAGCAAAATGCACCGAAGCACAAGCACTGCGAAAGGCTTGGCCAGAAATCGGCAGCGAGCCAACTGCGGAAGAGATGGAAGGCAAGGAGATCGTGCTCAACGAAATCCCCACCTCTACCGCCGACCAACCTAAGGCGTCTCGAGCTCTTGATGCAATGCGAGGACAACCGCACCAACCCGTTACCATAGACCAGGCGCCGCCATCCGAAGCGCAGCCTGAAACTGTTGACCACTCCAACGCCTACGCCGACCACGCAGCCGCTATCGAGTCAGCAAGTTCCGTACAGGAGTGGCAGAACGCCTATACCACAGCATGGCAGTGGGCCGAATCCACCGGTAACGACGCAATCAAGAAAGATATCAAGCAACTGGCTGGCGAAGCCAAGAAGAAACTGACCCCGCAGTAATTACTTCGGCCCGTCACCAACGGACCCCTATCTCTACCAGGACACCACCAAATGACCAAAGACACCACCTCAACGGCGCTGGTTACCCTGCAGCCGGAAAACGCGCTTACCCTGTTCAAGGACGGCACCGGCGTAGAAGCCATGCTCACCGATATCCGCAAGCAAGCATCCAGTTTGGTGCCAGACCTGACCACCGCGAAAGGCCGTAAGGAGATTGCCTCTGTAGCCTACGCAGTCGCTCAGACCAAGACATACCTGGATGGCATCGGCAAAAACCTCACCGACGAGTACAAAGAGATCCCCAAGAAGATTGATGCCACTCGCAAGCTGATCCGCGACGACCTGGACAAGCTCAAGGATGAAGTTCGCGCACCACTCACCGCCTACGAAGAGGCCGAAGCCGCTCGGGTGGCAGCTCTGCAGCAGCGGCTCAACCGGTTTACCGAACTTGGCAACCTGCCAGCCAACTCCCCTGGCGCAACCGCCGAACAACTCACAGCCTGGCTCACCGAACTGGAAAGCACCGCCATTGATGACACATGGCAGGAAAAGCAGACCGAAGCCGGTGTTGCCAAAGAGGCCGCCATCATCAAGGTCACTCAAGCTCTGGAAGCCCGCGAACAATACGAAGCCCAGCAAGCCGAGCTGGAGCGCCTGCGCCAAGAGCAAGCCAAGCGCGATCAGGAAGAACACGAGCGCCAGATAGCCGAGCAGGCCCGCCAACAAGAAGCCGATCGCCAACTGCAGGCGCGCGCCACATCCCAACGCCGGGTGCTGGAAGCCAATCAGCAGGCAGAGCAGGCTCGTCTGGATGCAGAAGAGGCGCAGCGCAAGCAAGTCGAGGCCGAAGCCAACGCCCAGCGCCAAGCTGAAGAGGCTGCAGCCCGCGCCGCTGAACAAGAGCGCCAGCGCATTGCCGCCCAACAGCAGGCCGAGCAGGCAGAAGCCGACCGCCGCGCCGCCGATGTCGAACACCGCCGCACCATCAACGCTGCTGCAGTTACCGCCATCATGGTGACCGCCGATGTTGACCCGGAACAAGCTCGCCTGATTGTCGAGGCAATCGTGCTTGGCAAGATCCCGAACGTGAGCATCAGCTACTGATGGAGTCTGTATGCCAACAATCTCTGTTGATGTGGATGTCGATCTCGATGACTTCGACACCTCAGACTTGGTTGCTGAGCTGAATCGACGCGGTAAAGAAATGGGCAGTCGTGGGGTCGATTGCTCCGAACTACTCGACAAAATCCACGCTTCCTTATGCCTGGATCAGCTGACCAACCTTCCCGACTTGTGCCGCCAGCTCGTTTACGAAGCCACAGGCCGTATCGTTTAAGAGAATCACACAATGACCGAACAACGACTCGAACCCGGGGCGGCGGCATCGCTCGCCCTGAATACCCTCTCCGCTCAAATTAACGCCCTTATCAACTGCTCTACCGGTGCCGCAAAGATGCAGGCCGAAAGCCTGCTGACCCTGCTCAACAGCAACATGACCATGATCCTGGAAGCGGCCAACGATCAAGTCGATGAAATGAATCACCTGATCGACCAGCTCGAGCAACGTGACGGCGAATTATTCCAGTCACAAGCCGAATCAGTCCGCCTCGCAAAAGAGCTCAAAGCCCTGCGCGCAGGCCGCCTCGATGACGAACAGAAGGTGAAATCCATCTTCTCAGAAGTCGAGCAGATCAAGCTGCAGCGCGACAACTTCAAGCGGGATGCAGAAGGTGCCGGGCAACTGCGCGCAGAGCTCACGCGCCTCAAGAAACAGGCAGAACGTCACGCGGAGTCCCAAGCCAAGAAAGACGCCGAGCTCAACGCAGCGAATCAGACTATTCAGCGGTTGCGCTCCCGCTTGGCACCGACAACGGATGCGGCTCGCGGGATCCTCGATACTCTGCGATTCACTCGCCAAGCCATGATTTTTGAGGGCCTGGCCACCGAGCAGACTATCGAGCACAACGGCGAGCAGTTCCATATCTACCGCCGCCCGGGCGACATAGCCAAAGCATTCCAGCCAATCCATACCGATCGGCAGGTTTCCCGCGAGCATATGTACTACTTCCGGGTGGAAACCAACTCGGGCTACCACTGCGACGTGGTGCCGCTGAACGATGGTGATGCAGCCGCAGCAAAACATAAGGCCCTGCCAGCTAAGGTCAAAAACCATCTAGTTTCCCTGTTCAAAGAGGAAAAACTCTTCAACTGGGAAAAGGCCACGATGCGCAGCGATGCTATGTCACAACGCCTGGCAGAGCTTGAGGCGCTCATCGCGCCAACGGAAGCCATCTTGATGAGCTTTGAGAAGCAGCTGATCACCAACCAGGTGATCACTAACAGCACCGTAAACCGGAACAAGAACAAGCGGAGGGCGGCATGAAATACAGCCTGATTTACGCGGATCCGCCTTGGTCGTACCGCGACAGGTGCAACGACGGTGAACGCGGTGCGGGACACAAGTACAGCACCATGACTATCACCGACCTGTGCCGCCTACCCGTTTGGGAACTGGCCGCAGACGATTGTTTGTTGGCGATGTGGTGGGTGCCGCCGATGCCAGCCGAAGCGCTGCGCGTCATCGAGGCATGGGGCTTCCGTCTCCACAACTTCAAAGGCTTCACATGGGGAAAGGTATATCCGGTGCAAACCGACAAGCACGCTATCGGCATGGGCCACATGACCCGGGGCAACAGTGAAGACATGCTGTTTGCCGTCAAAGGCAAGATGTTGAAACGGATGAACGCCGGGATCTGCCAACTCCAGATATTCCCTCGCATGGAGCACAGCGCCAAGCCGCCACAGTTTCGGGATCTGCTGGTGCAACTCGTCGGCGATGTGCCCCGTATCGAACTGTTCGCCAGAGAGGCAACCAAAGGCTGGCACACCTGGGGCAATGAATGCCCTTGCGATGTGGACCTGCTGCCAGCTGTCGCCGTTCAACCCATACACAGCAAGGAGAAGGCTGCATGATCACAGCGATTGATCTGTTCGCGAGCCTGCAACTACGGAGAAAGTCACATGCTGACATACGGTAGTGTTTGCAGCGGGATCGAGGCTGCCTCTGTTGCATGGGAGCCGCTTGGTTTCAAGCCTAAATGGTTTTCTGAGATAGAGCCTTTCCCGTCCGCAGTTCTAAACCACCATTGGCCGAGCGTGCTCAATCTCGGGGATATGACCAAGATTGCCAGCCGCATCCTCTCAGGCGAGATTGAAGCTCCAGAGGTTCTAGTTGGCGGAACTCCATGCCAGGCATTTTCCGTGGCGGGAGCCCGCAAGGGATTGGCTGACGAACGCGGACAACTCACAATCGCCTACGGGGAATTAGCAGATGCAATCGATGACACTAGAACAGCAGCCGGAAAACAACCAGCAATCATCGTCTGGGAAAATGTACCGGGCGTCCTATCGTCAAAAGATAACGCCTTCGGAGCGTTTCTTGGCCTCCTTTCCGGCGAAGACTGTGAGCTGGTCCCGCCAGGGCGGAAGTGGACAAACGCTGGTTATGTGCATGGACCAAAAAGGACAATCGCGTGGCGGGTTCTTGATGCCCAATATTTCGGAGTGGCCCAACGACGCCGCCGTGTGTTTGTTGTCGCAAGTG